GTTGCGGAGGGACAGAAGCTTGTTGGAAAGTACAAAGCGGGGGCACAAGCGACATGACAACAATATACGAGCACAAAAGCAATGATTCTAGTCCATGGTACGGATTCAAGATTGGAGAGGATGGCCTTTATATAGGCCCGCTTCCTGGACGAAAGAGGATAGCCATGTACCATATGGAAGGGAATACTGTGGTTCCTTTGGCATACTTTCTAAACGAGAAGGCTGCGCTTAGAGCGCTTGGGCTACTTGATTCTATAAACCGCGGAGGCAAAGAATGCTTACAATCGTAGTCATGAGCGTGGTTTTGGCAGAATTGGCATATGTGGTTGTGCTAAGCGGCCTGCGATATAGTAACTTCCGCAAGAAGTATTCGCGTGAAGAGCGAGAGATGATGTTTTCTTATATAGGTGACATGTTTTTCGCCAGCTTGCTTATTTCTACCATTGCCGCTGGCGTGTGTGCTGGCATTATTGCTGACCAGTACAATACTGTTCTCGCGTTACCGATCGATCTAGCCGCTATCACGCGGACGATATCCGAACAGGAGGCCTATGTCATAGGACAAGGTGCGAATATCGGGTCAGGCCTGGAAGGAGTTGAGATCAAGACGGAAATCGCCAGGAACGTCTCCAAGCGCAATGAGATGATAGCGCGGATTGAATACATCAACGTCTCGCCATGGTGGGTATTCAAGGTGCGAATGGATGGATCTGTTCAAAGCAAGGAGGATAGATGAAGGTCACACTGCTGACAATGACAGAGAACGCAGAGGCACTGATCGCCATGGCGGCCAGAGTTTCCAGGCGCGGCGATCATAAGCTGACTACTACAGACGATGATCGGCTTCTGATCGGTCGCTTGATCCGAGACGGTCACGAGTCGGTCTTGGAGCACGCGTCGGCCACGTTCCTGATTGAGGGGATTAGCCGTTGCTGTCTGGCACAGCTGACCCGGCACCGGCTGGCGAGCTTCACCGTAGAGACACAGCGCCTGGATCATGTCGGCGGTTACCAGGCTAGGGAGTTTGTGTACCCCAGGTCTGTGGAGAAATGCAGCGCCCTGATCAAGGCAGACGAGGCGGCTTACGCGTGCATCACCGCATACGACTTGCTGATAAAGGCAGGCGTCCCGGCGGAGGATGCGCGATACTATCTACCCCAGGGAGTTACCACGCGGCTTGTGATGACGGCCAACTTCAGGGAGTGGCGTCACATCATCAAGCTGCGAACGGCTCCAGATGCGCAGTGGGAGATCCGTGAACTGGCTGATAGAATCCGTTTCGGTCTGAAGACGCTCGCACCGAGCGTCTTTGAGGACCTGGCCAAGGAGGGGGAAAATGGCAGTAGCTGAAAGTGTTCGGCGAACGGTGCTTGATCGTGATCAAGGTCTATGCCAGCTATTCCACAAGCGGCCAACGCCGGCGACCGAGGTCGCTCACGTGTACCATCAGGGCGCGGGCGGAGATTCATCCGAGAGCGCGGTGAATCAACCGGACAACCTTATATCCGTATGCTCCGAGTGTCATAGGAAGCTGCACGGACCAGGAATACCGTGGCAGATTGTGCACTGGGACCCTGCGAGGAACGAGCTGGAAGTCATTGATCCGGAGGGAAGACCTGTGGACCATGATCAGCTATGGTTCTATCGGGCCCCGCAGGTCAGGGCGGCGATGGAATGTCTGGCGCGCGCGGCAGACGCCGTCCGCACCATGCGTCGGGCGAACTGGGAGCTAGCGGAGTGCGTAACGTATCTGTCGAATGACCTGTGGCAACTCATCCCAGACAGCGACGCGTCAAGTTTATTCGACTTGGCCAGCGACCATCTCGGTCTAACCGCGTCGGAAGTGCGGCAGCTGATCCGCGTCTACAAGTGGGCGCGGGAATTCGGCATGTTAGAGCATCTTGCCGAAGTTTCACCCGAGGTGGCGGATGTTATCCGGCGGATGGATTCGGAGGGTTCGCTCGCGCGGCTAGCAGGAACCCTGCCGACGCGCCAGCTCTGGGACGAGATTGACAAGCGGCGCCAGTGGCACAAGCGGCTCCGGACATTCGTGATCACGTCGGGACCCGTACGCATTGTCAAGGCGCGGTCGGCGGATGATGTAGAATGGCAGCATGGGGAGAAGATCATCAGGGGCTCCCTCCTAACCGGCGGGGAGGACGTAGAGGCCGAGGATTCGTGATACCCTAGGAGGTGACCGATGGACGATAAGGAGTTACGGATCAGAGCAATGACCGCTCCGAAAGAGGACAATGACGGGCGCGGTCCAAGTCCGCGCCTACATGCCCTGATCCAGGAGGTGGACAGACTAGAAGAAGATCCTACCCCGGAGCAGATCCGCGAGCTAGCGTACAGGTACTACGAAACCCCAGAGGTCGTTGAGATGATTGTCGAGGCGCGCAACGCCAGAGAGAAAGGGAAGATGAGGCCAGAGATCCACAAGTCTAGCTGGGGGGTATGGCTACCTGAGGAGCTTGACCTGTTACGGAGCATGTTCAACGAGCGCAAGGGTGATTCCTTGCGCGACCTAGATGACGAGATCGCCGACGCGCTGAACGCGTTGCCGGCGAACAAGAAGCGCGGGATTCATAGGACACCGAGCGCTGTCCAGAAGAGGAGGAAGATGATGGGCTTGACGGTTGTCAGTGGCCTGACTGGAATTATCGGGGAGATCGAGGCGCAGCTGGAGGCGGAGCGGAAGGAACGCATCCGACTAGAGAATGCGCTCCGGGAGATATGCCGGATAACGCAGTCTGAATGCGTGGCTTCTACAAACGTCACGCACGTCTTTGAGGAGAAGGACCTGCCGAAGATGATCAACGTCTTTGTGAAGGAGGTCCTTGAAGATGGATTATCATTCACCGAACGGATAGAATGCAGCTGACACAGGAGGCCAAGGTGAGGATCATTGATTCGCTGAAGGGGTTGGCCGTACCGATTGATTCGCTGAAACAGGATCCGCGTAATGCGCGGTTGCATCCTGAACGCAACCTGGAGGCATTGCGCACTTCTCTGAGGTACTACGGCCAGCGGAAGCCGATTGTCGTTCGGAAGAATGACAGCCGGATCATCGCGGGCAACGGGCTATGGCAGGCGGCGAAGGACCTTGGTTGGACAGAGATCGCCGCGGTCTTCGTGGACGATGATGATGCCACTGCCGCAGCGTATGCGCTAATGGACAATCAATCCGCGCTACTGGCCGAGTGGGATCCTAATATCCTTGGCGAGATAATGGCCGATTTGATATCGGCAGACTTTGATCTCGATCTAACCGGGTTCGATTCAACTGAGCTCAACGCCATCGCAGATGTTTCTGAGTCTCTTCGTGACGTCATGCCCCAGCTTGACAGCGCCGAAGAGTTGCGCGAGGAGTGGGGTGTCGGGCTAGGAGACTTATGGCTCCTTGGCCGCCACCGCCTCCTCTGTGGCGACGCCACGAACCACAATGACGTGGCGCGCTGCCTCGATGGCGCCAAGCCAGGCCTTATGGTCACCGATCCTCCTTACGGCGTCGCATACGACCCAGCCTGGCGCCAGCGCGCCGCCGTCGAAGGACATCTCTCCTACAGCAGCGGCCCAAAGCGCACAGGCAAGATCGCCAACGATAACCGCGCCGATTGGCGTGAAGCCTGGGAACTCTTCCCTGGCGATGTGATCTATTCATGGTCACCTGGAGGCGCCCTGTCTATCGTCCATGGCCAAGCTTTGGAAGCCGCCGGTTTCGTCTTGCGCACGATGATCATCTGGGCAAAAACACATTTCCCCATTTCCCGCGGCGACTACCATATTCAGCACGAACTTTGCTGGTATGCTGTCCGCAAAGGCGCATCTTCCCGTAGGACAAAGGACCGTAGCCAGACTACGCTCTGGTCTATTGATCTCGACACAAACGTCGCTGGCGGCCATTCCACTCAAAAGCCACTCGAATGCATGGCGAGGCCAATCAGAAACCATGAATTTCCTGACGTCTACGATCCGTTCGTCGGTAGTGGGACAACGATTATTGCGGCGGAGAATCTTGACAGAACATGCTACGCAATGGATATAGATCCGAGTTATGTAGCAGTATGCCTTCAACGGTATAAGGATGCGACCGGGGAAACCCCAATGAAGGCTGAATAATGTGGCCGTTTATAGCACCACAATCCGATGATTCATTGGACGAAATACAGTCATGGACTGGATTGATGCGCTGGTATGGCGGCGTCCTCGTTCCTGATGGAGTGGACGAGCGCGGAGACATCGTGTTCCGCTATAATGGGGTGTCATGAAGATCAGTCCGGCGCTCCTGGAAGCTATCCGCACAGAATACATCACGGGCCCCGATCGGCCATCACTGGATGCGTTGGCCAAGAAGTACGGTGTCGGCAGCCGCACACTGAAAGCGCTGTCCTCGCGTGACGGCTGGGTCAGTCTGAGGGATGCGTATTCCCAGCAGATTGCAGAAGCGTCCGCGCGCGCAGCACACGCGTCGGCTGCGGCGGCAGTGGCAGGGAGCGTAGATGCGAGAGACCGGTCGGCGGAGATCCTGCGGTTTGTGCGGGACGGGTTGACCCAAGCCTTGCGAGAGACGATCAAGCGGCTTGTGACGTCGCGCGGCATGAGCGAGAAGGAAGTCGCAGAGGTTATGGCGCGCTGGGAGGACATGGCGGCCAAGGACATGGTAAGGTTCCTGGCACAGGGCCCTCAGGCACTGGCCTCTATAGTGAAAGCGCTGGAACTTGTGGAAGGACGTCCAACGGAGCGGCACGACGTCAAACTGCCGGCGGTGCCGATGAGCGAAGAGGACGAGGAACTTGTACACCGCCTATGGGACCAGGTGAAGGTTGATGCTGACAGCGACTGAGATGTTGCGTGACGTTTTGATCGGCTACGGTGCGACCGATCCGTTATTCTGGGCGCGGGCGCATCGTGTCATGCCGGATGGCGGTTACTACTCAATCACGCGGCCACCGCACAGAATGCCCTATCTCCGGGATGTGTATCGTGCAATAGGGAACCTACCCGTTGGTGGAAGGATCGTAACCATGAAGTGCGCGCAAACAGGCTGGACAGAGCTGGCGATCAACTCGGCCCTGTGGTTCATGGATCATCGGCGGGAAGGGGTCTTGTACATGCTCCCCAGCGACCGCGTTCTCTCCGACATGGCGCAGGCGCGGATTGACAAGGCCATCCGGCTTTCCGGTACGTTGCGGGCGGCGTTCTCCGACATTACTAACGTCGGTCTCAAGGTCGGGTTTGGCCAGCCGCTCTACCTGCGCGGGGCGCATTCGCTGGAGAAGCTGCGCGAGATCGGTGTTGGCATGATCGTGCGGGACGAGTTACAGGTCATGCCGGAAGAGGCCGCCGAACAAGCTCTGTCGCGTTTGGGGGCCAGCCGGTACAAGTACGTTATAGACCTATCGAACCCGCAATTCCCGGAGACTGGGATTCACACGGCCTACATGGGAGGGACACAAGAGACGTGGCAGCTATGGTGTCCGTGCGGGGAGCGGGCCGAACCGCGCTGGCCGGATAGCATTGCTGACGTTGACGGCGTCCCAACGCTTGTATGTCCGGAATGCAAGCGGCCACTTGACAAGGCCAACGGGGCATGGGTAGTCGGAGCTCCCGATGCACCTTACAGATCGTTCCGCATGTCGCAACTTGTTTCGCCTACCGTAACGCCGGCGGAGATTGTGGCGCAGTACAACGAGGCGCGCGGGAACGCCACAAGGATGCAGGTGTTCTACAATATGACGCTGGGGCTACCGTATGCTCCAGAGGGAGCTAGAATCACGGACGAGGTTCTGGCGGCGCTACCGCGGTCAGGGGAGATGCTAGCTGGTTCAGTGCGACCGACTGTGATGGGCGTTGACGTTGGGGCCGTGCTCCATGTAGTGATCCGGCGGATGGAGGGCGGCATCATATGGGCCGGGACAACCGACTGGGTAGGCGTGGCGCGGCTGATGGGCGCCTACAACGTGCAGAGGTGTGCGATAGACGCCGCGCCGGAGGTTACAAAGGCCAAGGAACTCGCCAGGGCATTCCCAGGCCGGGTTGTCCTTGTACGGTACCTTGGACCGGCGTCACTTGGTGACAGGGAGGCGGTAGAAGACGGTGTCACGATTCTTTCGGTCAACCGTACGGAGGCGATAGATAACGCTGTGGCGCGGCTGCTCAATGCCGAGGAGAGCATCCCTACCAACCTACCCGAGGACTTCTACCGGCACGTGAAGGCAATCACGCGTCAGATCGTGCAGACCGGCCAGAACGAACATGCGGTGTGGGTGGAGAGCGGTCCGGATCACTACGCGCACGCCTTGACGTACTCAGAGATCGTGCGCGATGATACTCCGATCTGGGCCCGTATCGGGCTGTATTAGGAGGTGACCATGTCAGACAATCTTGTCAAGGAACCTTGCGGGGGCGGCGGCAAACGCGGAGGCAAGCGTGGCGGCAAGCGGGGGCGCAAATGATGAATCTCGTCTACCCATTCCTAGGGCTCGCCGTCTTGGTGACGGTCGGTCTCCTGGGATGGTCTATGTGGGTGTACTGGACAACGCCACAAGACGAGGCGCGGCTGCTACCCAAGCGGGCGCGGCTGGTCTGGCGCGTCGGCATGGGTGCAACTGTCGTGTCCGTAGTGACGGTCCTTGCGCTCGTATCCTGGGCGCTTGGCAAGACGCTCGTAGGAGGTTGGTAATGCTGAGACTTGCACTGGCGATATTCTCTGGTGTGGCGGCGTACTCCGCAGCTGTAGAACGCGCTCCCGCCTGGTGGGTGGCCGCGTTCGCGCTCCTTGCGCTGTACTTCCTAGCACCGCAGCGCACCAAGAAGTGTGACCGGAGCACCAATGCCGGAACAAAGTGAACCTGTTCGGAAACGCGGGCGACCACGCAAGGTCGTAGATGCGCCTACCGCGGTAGAGGCTCCTACCATGGAGGCTCCTCCGGAAGCTACAGACGATCAGCCGGTCATGGAGCCGCTGGAGGTAGTCGAACGTTTTCTCGACTCCTTGGGCATGGTCATTCATGGGATGCGCTACAACGGCTGGGAGGAGTGGATTGCGGATCGGTGCCGACCGTTCCGCGGCCTTCCTCCGGTGCCGGCGTTCCTCAAGTACAGGATAGTCGGGCTGGAGCCTGAGAACGCCATGGAGCCACACAGCCGGAGGGCGAAGATCGTTCTGACCCTGGTGCCGTCTGGTGCATTGCCGGTGCGGGAGATGTCCGGGACGTTGACACTGATCAGGGAATCGGCGGCATGGGCGAAGGACGGGGCAGGCCAATGGCGAGTGATGCCGGCATCGTGGCAGATAGAGAAGTAGGGAATGCACGGAATGCACGGATAAATACACGCTGCCACGCGGACAATGCACGCGCTATTGCGCACCGGCAGCTGGACGAGGTGTGCAACCTGGGGCTGGACGCGCGCGTGACGTTCCACATCAAGGACGGCGTTGTTCGCCAGGTGCAGCTGGAGGCGCACATGCTGAAGGACGG